GCTCTAGGATTCCATGCCTATCTTCAGAAGAACATGCTAGCATTTGAATCAGCAATGGCTAAGTCAGCTAACATGAGAATGTTTAAGAATATTAGGGAGAAGCTAAATGAAGCCAACAAGCAGCTTGGAAAAGAAAGAGGAGAGGCACCAGATGCCCAGGGCACAGGTCTACGCTTTAGTCACCTTATGGCTGTTGCTCCTAACGCTTCTAGTAGTATCATTATGGGTAACACCAGTCCTTCGATTGAGCCCTACAGAGCAAATGGATTTAGACAAGACACGCTTTCAGGTGCCTACTTCTATAAGAACAAATACTTAAACAATCTTTTGAAGACAAAGGTCAAGGAAGAAGAGTTGCCTGAGTTGTGGTCTTCTATTATTGCCAATGATGGATCGGTCCAGCATTTGGACATTCTTGAGGAGTATGAAAGAGATGTATTCAAGACAGCAATGGAAATTGACCAGCGATGGATTATTGAGCATGCAGCTGACCGTCAGCAATTCATTGATCAAGGCCAATCAGTTAATCTATTCTTTAGACCAAACGCTAATGTTAAGTACCTCCATGCTGTACATTTTATGGCGTGGAAGCATGAACTAAAGACACTTTACTATTGTCGTTCTGAGAAGATTGGTAAGGCAGATAAGGTTGCTAAGAAGATCGAGCGCGAGATCATTCAGGAGATTGATATCAAGGCTCTAACAGAAGGCACTGAATGTTTGGCTTGTGAGGGCTGATGGCTACCTGGAGAAAAAGAAGTAAGTCAGGCGGTATTACTAGAACATCGACTAGTAAGGGCTGGACTACTTCTACTTCATATGGAGCCGGGAAGAAGGGTGGTCTAGGGCATAGAGTTACAACTACGCATAGAGCAGATGGTAAGACAGTTGTACGTACTACTGAAAGAGCTAACGGTTGGCATAAGACAACACAACGAACCCTTTCAAGTAAAGATCCGTATAAACTAACTAAGAGAGATTTGAACAAACTCTCATCTGGGGATGGATCAGGTACTGGATATGTCATCCTTTTCTTGTTTGGCATTTGGGCATTTGTTGAAATGCTAACATGGGTAAGAAGACAACTACAGCCAGTATTTGATTTCTTCAACACCCATAATGTATTTGATGTTGTGGTAGTTACTACTATATGCATTGTTTGTTTATGGGGCTTCTATAAAATTTTAAGGCGGTTGGTACCATGAGAGTAGAAATTAGAGATGACTTTATAGGCGTGTTCCATAACGCGTACTCACAACAACAATGTGATAACTACATTCGCTTTTTTAGGAATGCCGAAAAAGCAGGTATGGTTGTTAATAGACAGGCCAGTGAAAATGTTTCACCATTCAGTAAAGATGACTTGTCGACTACAGCTAACGGATTACACATTAGTCAGTTTATGCTTGACAAGCACCCCGAACTTGCTGAAGTGTACATTCATTCGAATGAATTCACTAAGGTTCTGGTAGATCAATGTCTGAAAGAGTACTGCAGAGCATATCCAGGTCTAGCAGGATTTCCTGACGCTGAGAAGAAGTTGTCGATCCAAGACTCTAAGGTTCAGAAAACTGTACCTGGTCAAGGTTATCATGTGTGGCACCACGAACATGGAACATCTGGCAGATCACCAAGACGATTGCTAGCGTTTTCACTAAACCTCAATACGGTTGAGGATGGTGGTGAAACAGAATTCCTGTATCAGAAAATTAGATTCAAGCCAGTAATGGGCCAGATGCTAATATGGCCAGCATACTTTACACATGCTCATAGGGGTAACCAACCTCTAAGTGGTGAGAAGTATATTATTACTGGATGGATTGAGAAGTGAGAGAGTATCAGATACTCAAGTCTCAATCAATAAGATATTACAGCAATGTGGCCGAGGATGTAAATTCTGGTCTTGCTGAACCGTGGTTCTTCAACTCAGGGTTTCTAGGTATTGAAGCAGAAGTTGATGACTATAACAAAAAGCACAAAAAATATTGTCTACCTTATGTTCACTTGATTGAACATTACAATATAGATACAACCGACAAGACAATTTTAGAAGTGGCATGTGGCTTTGGTAGAGGTTGCTTTTTTCTAAAAAGCAAGTATAATGCTACTTCTGTCACAGGTTGTGATATCAATCCAAATGTTATTTCTGTAGCTCAGCAGTTGTTCACAAAGACCAAATTTTTTGTGGCTGATGTCGTGAATCTACAGGCAATGCAAGATAAGTATGATATTGTTTTAACCATAGAGACAGCTCCGTACTGGGTGAACTACTCAAGTATAAATGAAAGCTTTGCCAGTGTGGTTAAGCAAGGGGGCAGTCTACTGATTGCCTCTGACATTAAGCGCACCGATAGTATTAAGTTACCCAGTTTTAGATTGGTTGGTGAATTGGATATAACTGATAATGTTTTGCTTTCGTTGAACCAGCATGCTGAATCACAGAAGCAATATAGTAAAAGAATAAAACGTCTTGAAACAAATTATAGATATGTCTCCCAACATTACATAAGAGAATAAAAATGACAACAAAGCAAGAATTACTACTTACAGATGAACGCAGCTACTTTAAGCCATTCAATTATCCTTGGGCTTATGAGTCGTGGTTGAAACATGAGCAGAGCCATTGGTTACATACAGAAGTTCCAATGCTAGAAGATTTAAAGGACTGGAAGAATAAACTTGCTGAATCTGAAAAACAGTTTCTAAGAGAAGAGCTTTCTCACTCAAATCTTTAGATTCTTTACGCAAGGCGATATTGATGTTGCTGGTGGTTATATTAAGACCTATCTTCCATTCTTTCCTCAACCTGAGATTAGAATGATGTTGGCTGGCTTTGCTGCTCGTGAGGCTCTTCATGTTGCTGCTTATTCCCATTTGATTGAAACTTTAGGCATGCCGGAAGATACATACAATCAGTTCCTTGAATATCAAGCAATGAAGGATAAGCATGACTATCTAGCAAAGTTTACAAAGAGTGATAAGAAGAGAATTGCACAGAACATTGCTGCATTCTCTGCCTTCACTGAAGGTATGCAATTGTTTAGTTCATTCATTATGCTGCTTAACTTTCCACGACATGGTAAGATGAAGGGAATGGGTCAGATTATTACTTGGAGTATTGTTGACGAGACTCAACATGCCGAAGCAATGATCAAGTTGTTCCGAACCTATATCGAAGAGAATAGGGAGTTGTGGAATGATGAACTCAAAGGTGAAATTTATACTATTGCAACTAAGATGGTCGAATTGGAAGATCAATTTATTGATTTGGCGTTCGAAGGGGGAGAGATGGAGAATCTTACTTCGGAAGACGTCAAGAAATATATCCGATACATCGCTGATCGACGTCTCATATCATTGGGGATGAAGGGTATCTTCAAAGTTAAGAAGAATCCATTGCTATGGGTTGAAGAGATGATTAATGCTCCTACCCATACTAATTTCTTTGAGAATAGAGCAACAGATTATGCTAAGGGTGCGCTAAGTGGTTCATGGGAAGATGTTTGGGCAGATTAATGTCTTTGATGATTATCTGCCAGAAGATGCGGCAGGTAAATTATCTAAGATAGTTTTTGGTATAGAGAATCTTACAAAAGATTCAGTCGATGTTAATGGCTCAATGCCCTTTATCACGAAGATTGATAAAACAAGTCCCGGGATAGTCAGTCTTATGACTCCTATTTTCAATGAGCAAATGGATTTTAGTAACAAGCATTTTAGTACGCAGATAAGAAAAGCTACACACGATCTCGCCAAGGAGTACATATTAAGTAACCCTTTACTTGCTGGCATGCAGCCATTTCATGGTAGAATGTACCTGCAACTTCCAATGAACATTGAGCATGACCATAAAGAACCCCATATCAATTTACCAGGTCGAGAACATATTGTTGTTTTGTATTATATAAACGATAGTGATGGAACTACTGCTTTCTATAGCAATGAAAATCAAGTATACAAAGAAGTAGAACCCAAAAGAAATAGACTAGTAATTTTTGATGGCAGTATCAGACATAGTGTTGGTATACCAAAACATTTTCCTAGAGCTGTGTTAACATATGATGTTGTACCTTTGTGAGACTATATAAATATCACTAAGAGGTGATATTATGTGGTTATTGCAAGAACATTCAGGCAACGAAGCAAGAGAGCTTACTGAAGAAGATGTCAAAGGTTATTATGGATTCATCTATGTTATAGAGAATCAAATTGACCAAAAGGCATATATTGGTAGAAAGTATTTCACCAAAGCCAGCACGCGCCAAGTAAAGGGAAAGAAAAGAAAGACACGTAAGGAGTCTGATTGGAAGGACTACTACGGGTCATCGCCTCGTTTACTTGAAGATATCGAAAAGCTCGGCAAAGAAAACTTTAAGAGAACAGTCATTAGACTTTGTAAGACTAGAGGCGAAACAAACTATTGGGAAGCAAAGTATCAGTTCCTACTGGGTGTCCTGGAGTCAAATGATTTCTATAATGACAACATCTTAGTGAAATTCACAAGAAGGAATATTGGATTATGAAAGTAGGATTCACATGTTCAACATTTGATTTGTTTCATGCCGGCCATGTTATCATGTTGAAGGAAGCAAAGACTCAATGTGATTATTTAATTGTTGGTTTACAAACTGACCCAACAATTGACAGAAAGGAAAAGAATAAGCCTGTACAGAGTATCTTCGAACGGTACGTTCAACTACAGGCTTGTAAGTATGTTGATGAGATTGTAGTCTACGCTACAGAGAAAGATCTTGTTGACATTCTCCTAGCCTACCCAATCAATGTTCGTATTCTAGGTAACGAGTATGAGCATAAAGAGTTCACTGGTCGTAATGAATGTATCGAAAGAG